TATATATTATATTATATCCTTCCTTTTCATTCCATTCCCTTAATACGTCTGGTGTTACAGTAGACTTTACTACAATGGGACAGAGATGTTCTGTTTCTCTTATTTCTGCAATAACGCTAGTGCAGATTGACGCATCAATACTTCCGTCTTTTCCCATAGGTGTAGGAGTACATATAAAAACAATATCAGGTTCAAACGGGCCAAGATGTTCAAGTTCAGCGTGGCCCAGTTTAGGATCAATGATCATCTGTTCTACACTATCAGATTTAAAGCCGTAAGACACGGCTCCACCTACGAAGCCGAATCCTACTATTCCTACTTTTAGTTTGCTTTTATTTCTAGTCCAATTAGTTGACATTATAGTACTCCTTGTACCAAGTGATAAATTTTTCTACTCCTTCTTCGATCGGCGTAGTTGGGTTATATCCTAGTTTTTGAAGTTTACTGGTGTCAGACCATGTAACCGGCGTATCTGCTGGGTGAAACGGCCTATAAAGAATGCTTGCTTTACGATCAAGATTTTTTTCAATAAGACGAATAAAATCCATGAGCTGTACTTTTTGGCCATAACCAATATTAAACATGTCATGTTTCTTTTCTATCTTATTATCCTTAACGGCTTTCATAACAATGATTACGCCCTGAACAATATCTTCAACATACGTAAAGTCTCTTTGCATATCACCGTCATTGAATGCTATGATCTGGTTACCGGCCACAATGTTATTTGTAAAATCAAACAACGCCATGTCAGGTCTACCATAAGGCCCATACACTGTAAAGAATCTTAGTCCTACGCTTGTAGGAACATTCGAATAACTGAACTGACATTCATTAACATACTTAGACCAACCATAAGGGTTGTTTTGATAATGTGGTTCTGACAGTTCTTCTTTCCAAGGTAATGGTTGACCGTGCATTACACATGAGCTTGAAGCATATACGCAGGGAACGTTAAAACGTTCACATGCTCGAATAACATTCATAGTACCTGTTATGTTCGTGTCAATATAAGGTTCTGGCATATCCAAGGCGTGTCTAGGATTTGCATACGCAGCAAGATGTAACACCATATCAAAAGGGTTGTCTGGACAATCTAGAATTGACAAGTGATTCGTCACAATGTCATCTCTACTCCATTGTTTCTTAGGCATACCCATTTTAACGAGTAGATCTACTCTATCCTGCTTAAGTTTAGGATCATAATAATCATTAATATTATCAATTCCCCAAACGTCGTGGCCTTCTTCTAAAAGGGCTTTTGCAGTGTGAAAGCCAATCATACCTGCAATCCCTGTGATAAATATTTTCATCCGAAAAACTCCTCTAGTCCTTGTGGTTGGTTAGATTCCGTGTTCATAGCTTTCCAAATAATATCATCAACAACTCTCTTACCATCAGAGTGTTGCTTCCAAAATTCAAAAGCCATCTCACGCCAATCATCTCTCATAGATGGATCATTCTTAAGTTTAACCATTGTTGTACGGCACTCTTCAAAATTAGTATAGTCAACACCAAGGGTGCCGCTTTCTTTGCATTGACTAATTGGATCACCCGACCAAGGGTGAATAACGTTATCACAAAAATGCTTATGGAAAAGTGGAACTGCACCTGATGCAATACATTCAGCATGACAGTTCTCAATATTATCACCATAAGTTTCTGCCTTTAAATGGTAAAGATCAGAACCAAATGCTGACAAGCTTAACCTACGCATACACTCCTCATTATTATACTGAGGATATAAGTAAGCTCCTTTTTGAATATCTTCTTTCCCATACAGATCATTAGTAAATTTAACATCACCATATTTTTTCTCAGGTCTAAAATAATTTTCAACCTTCCTTCTATCTATGGGATTGTCTTCTTTGTTATCTCTATATAAGACAAGAGGATACTGAATAGAAGCTTCAAGTCCTTCAAGGACTGTGATAAAATCTTCTTTCATCAAAGCATCTTGATGAAAATCAATCATCAGGGCTGGGCCTTTCCACATTGCAGTCCTACCAATCCAACGCACCATATTATGCTGTTGCTCTTCAATAGGTCGCCAGTACTTAGCCCTATGCCCATCATAATCAAAACCTAGACCCATCTTAGTAAGTGGTGTCTGGATTTTATTTTTCTTTAGAAACTTACAGAAGTCATTCTCCATAGAGTGTGTCATAATCACATCTACTTTTTTACAAACTTCAGCAAGGTTAGCATTACGCGCAATAGATGCTGCTTTGTGATCTACATTGATGAATGCTTTTCTAGTATTTATGAGATCTAAAAGTTTAATAAAGTTGTCTTGACAATCTTGTGGATGACCTTTAGAAGGAACTGAATACACTATACACAAATCATATTGATTGATCTGTTGTGCCATCGCTTCATATTCTTTTCCTACAGACATTTCAAGTTGATTAATTTCTAAACCTTTTGCTCTACCCCATTTCTTATCATTAGCTGAAAGGATCGTAGCTCCAGTTACTTTTTGCATCTGAATAGCACATTGCGTAACACCGCAACCTTCAGTGCCTCTACCCAATAGAATAATTGTTTTCATAGATATACTCCTTACATTTTTCAAGTGTGTGCATTACGTATTTATGATCATTGATTTTTCTATTCAAGCCTGATGGATGTGGTATCACGCAGTGATTGGATATTCCTAATCTTTTTATGTAATTGCTAACCTTGTCTCCCCATGTTACTATTTTACTATATTCAGCTAAACCTTCTTTTACATCCTCATGATCAAACGTTTTAAACTTCATATCCCAATGAGGATCTGGTGAAAGGTTAGCAAAGTGTGCTGACTCAAGACCTAATACGTCTAGCCATTCTGTAAATCTTACGTGCGCTGTATTGCGTCCGATACTGACTTTTAGTTTTGATGGATTAAGACCTAAGAATATTAGATCTCTACCATTATCCACTCCACGCCGCTTTCCCTGAACAGAGACTGTGTAAAATTCCATGATTCACTCCAATGTTCTGGCACTTCTTGTTCTGGCATAACAACCTGTCTTATGCCAACTTGGATTATAGCTTTTGCGCATTCACTGCAGATGGGCAGACCTACAACGTAGAGTACTGCGCCATCGAGAGATACGCCATTGTATGTAGCATTATATATGAGATTTTGTTCTGCATGAACAACATACTTGTATTTGAGTTGTCGATCGTTATAACGTTCTGGCGAATCATCTACATAGCGAGGGAATCCGTTATATCCTTGTGCAAGGACTTGACCTTTTTCTCCAATAGCAACAGCTCCTATCTTGGCACTAGGATCTTTACTCCAACTAGCAACTTCTTGTGCCAGCTTTAAATATCTCTTATGCCATTTATCAATCATGATGTATATGCTTCAAGTAGTTCAAAATGTCTTTCATAAACATGCAGGTTTTGTACCTGCCAAACAATATCACCGGCTTCAATCGTTTCTGGATAATCATCTTGGCCTTCGCCTAGAAGAGGAAACATTTGAAGAGAATCGTTATAATCTTTTACCAACTTATCTAAAACAAACTTTTGCCATGCGTAATCATTTTTATAACCATACACTACATCATTGGAACGCATCTGCACAACACAGCATAAGCGGCGGTCACGAATATAATAAGTAACAGCGTTAGTACAAATAAAGTCATTTTTTCCATGTTCATCAAACTCCACTTGAATAGATGGACGAGTATAAATCATAGATGCTCGACGAGTAGCATCCTGCTTCGTCAGTAATTCATCTAGACATTGTTCGTATTGCTGATTATATTTATGACTAAAAATAAGATAACCGTAGTTTGAATTGATTTCACCGTGTTCATTAGCAGAAGCAACCCACGCTGCAGGCGGATTACGTCTAGCAGGATAGATGTCATTAATATTTACTGATTGCGACATGTACCATTCTATTTCTGCTTTGATGTATTCTTGATTAGGTGCACCTATGATGGTTGGCTTATCAGCCAAAAAGCTAGCGCCTATCATTTCAATCGTCTTTGCACCTGTACGATCTATGACAAACTCTTCATTTTGAAGTTTAGTTGCAAAGTTGAATTTTATATCATCACAATTAAGCATTAGCTATCCTCTCTCTTAGTCCACTTGTAGAGAACCTATGATCTCTCTTATTAAAATGTAATTCTATATCACGCGCTTTACAGATATCTCTACCTGTAAAATCTTTATCACGATATTCTTCACCAAGAATTCTTACATCAATCTGTCTCATTTGAAAAATATCTTCTAGATCAGACTCATGCAAATATGGTACCACCTCATCTACAAACCTAACTGCTTCCAATTGTGTATACCTTTCAACTATTGTTTGAACTGGCTTATTCTTTTCTTTCCTATCAACTGTAGGATCGATTTGTAAAGCGCAGATCAGATAATCACATTGTGCTTTTGCTTCTCTTAACATCTCTACATGTCCAGCATGAAGCAAATCGAATGTAGATGCGGTGATACCTACCCTCATTAGGAAACCTGTATTGCTATGTAAATAACAAGACCAAGAATAAGAAGCTTTCCATAATCAAGGTCAAAGTCTGTGCCTTCGCCAAACTTTCTTTTAAAGTCACTTAGTTTCATTTTTTTACTATCCCTCCTAAGCTGCCATCAGTACTGATGGATTTTCGATTAAACATGTCACGATCATCAATTTGACCGTCCATTTTACCACGCATATAAGCAACAGCAAATGATGCGTAGTTGATAAGATCCATGTATGTATCTTCAAGAGATTCAAAGTTAGGTTCACCGGTTCTACCAGATTCCAATAATGATTGGGCCCTGTATAGTTTACCTTGAATAGCATCATGGATTGTATCTACGCCGCGACGATAATGCATTGCTTGCGTGACATTTGAGTCTGGATTTTGATAATCATCAGACTTTCTTAACTGTACGTCAATACATTCATTTAGAACACGTACAGATTCTTTCATGTTGGAATCAACAATTTTACTTTTAGGCATATCTCAAATGATCCTTTCCTGGTGTTACAACATAACGAAAGATTCCTTTCTTGTTATCTTTCGCGTTCATTTCATTACGTACCACTTTAGCATCCTGCTTCTTTTCAAAACCTGATTGAACAATCTTTTTAGTACGTGTATCTCTAATAGCGTAGATGTCAGCCATTGAATCCTCTTTCATTTTAGATTATTATACCACAGAATCGTGGAAATGTACACTATAATTTTTCACCATCGGGAATACATTCACTCGTGATATCAATGTCAATTGGACCGAAGTTCATAAAGAGTTCTTTACTTCGATCCAAATGCATTTCACACTCGATCTTGTTATCATAATTATGAACGATAGTACCATGAAAATCTCTATCCGGTAAAGCAATAAAGATTGTCGTAATAAGTAACCATTCACCCATCATTTTATTTTTCCCTCATTAATTTTGGCATAGCCCATAACATAAGAGCAAAACCAA